GTCTTGATGTTCCATTAAATCTAAACCTAATGTAAAATCAGGATTAAAATTAATTCCTAATACTCTAAATTGTTTATTACTAAATCCTAATGAAGAATGTGTTACTCCTAAAATATCTCCTATGGCTATATCATAAGCACTAAAGCTAACATTGATTGTTAGACCTAATGCTTCTCTTGATCTTCTTAATATAACTTCTGCTAACTCTAAAGATTGATATGGACTTGTTATTGTCTTTAAATCAAATCTTCCCTCTAATAAAAATCCACCATCAACTGCTTTCATAGTTGCGTGTTTATCTGCTGTTGAATAACTGCTGTCATTTATTTCAGGAAATTGTACTTCGTCAACTTGATAATTTCTAGCAGGATTAACAAATGAACATATAACTCTATTATATTTTGAATTTTTTGTTGGGCTAGATAATGTATATCCACCAATAATATCATCTTCTGTAATTGTAATTGATGATGAACCTGTTGTTTCTACAATTAATTTATATTTACCACCAACATAAGGCAAATAACCTCTACAACCTTTTAAAAATTCTCTAACATTATCTATAACTGGGCTTGATGTATCTATAATTGCGTTGCAATCCATAACATCAATAGCACTTGCAGAGCCATAAGGAGTAACATCTGTATCACAAATTCCTGATGCAGTATAAAAACTTGGAATATCAATATTAGCTATGGCTATTCCTTTTCCATATCTTTCGTTTGTTAAATAATCTAATAAACACCAAGCTGGATTATCAGAATGTGCCGAAGTTTGTGCAACTGAACTAGAATTATAAGCTACTACTTTTTTACCTTGTACTATTGATTGAACTTTTGGAACTCCTGTAAATGCGTCTGCGTTCCATTTAAACCTTAAAGCTAAATATGTAAGACCTGATAGTTTATGAGAACTACCCCAAGAAGATAAAGTAGATAATAAATTTGAAGCAGATTGACCATCAGTTCCATAATGAGGTTCAACTGTAATTAAACTTGTCGAGTCTTTATAAAAATTAGCATCATTACTAGCAACTGTTCTTTGAGTATTATCTGCTAAATCACCTGACCAAGTTATTACTTTGTCATCAACTCTTATTTCTGTAATATCATTTATCTCTCCCTCACTTAAAACGATTGCCATATACAAATAGGTGTTATCTGTTCCTGATGTTTCCATAAAGACTCTAGTTCCACCAATCATTCTAGTTCCATAAATTACAGGAATATTTGCGTCATTAGATTGTTTGTTTAATAAAATACCTTTTTCAAAATTATCAAAATCATTAGTTCCAAAGTCAGGTTGTTCAGGAACTTTAGGTCGCATTAACCAAGATATTGCAAGAGTAATAACTAAAGCAGTAATAGGATTAAGATTTAATATTTTCTTAGTTACAAAACTTACTGCCGAACTAAAAAAACCCATTATTCTCTACCCCATTTAACATCTTGTACTGTTTCAGAACTAAAATTCATTCCAACATCTGAACTAAAAAATCTTTGTTGTGATGTATTATTTGTTTTACGACCATTCTTTTTATCAAAGTCTGCCCAATGACTAACAATGTTCAAATTAACAACACTTGCTTTTTCAGATTCATTCACACTAAAACTCTCTATGTTTCCAGCATATAAAAGAAAAGGGTCTGCAATAATAGAATTGTCATCTGCTAATAAACCTCTAAAAATAGTCACAGCATCATTAACTACATTTTCATTTAAACAAGTTGATATAAATGTTTGGTCTGCACCTGATAAAGATATTATTAAACTTGATTTAGTTACGTCTGCTTGTTCGTTAAAACTACCAAAACCTAATATAAAATCACTTGCTAAATAGGTAACTGAACCACCTGATATTGATGAAGTTAAAGGAAAAGAACAATCTGTAATATTAACAGCAGTACCAAAACCAAGTGTAAGAAGATGAAATGGTCTAATATCATTTGTTGCTAGTTCGGTCTTTAATGCTGTCGTTAGACTTCTTGTCATCTTCGTATGTTCTCCTATTTACTTTAATATTTAAAACTTTAATAATTGCTTTATCTGATGGTTCTTCATATTTTCCTAAATTATTACTAACAATATTAATATCTTTTTCATCAACTAATTCTTCAGCTATAACATCAACTGTTGCCCAATGCTTTATTAAGTATTGCATTATAAAGCTTCTTCAACATCAAACTGATATTCATAATAAAAATTACCATCTTTATCTGCACCATTAACACCAAATTCTTGTATATCAGAAGTTAAAGAAACAGTAAAAGGAACATTGTCGTAAGTAACTACCGAATCATTTGCTAAAGCAATAAGTAAAGGTGGTTCTATTGTAACTGTTGAAGCATTACTTGAACTTGTTGCATCTGCTACAACCATATAAACTTTACTGTGTGAAGCAAACTTTAAAAAATCTCCAGCTTTAAATCTACCAGCACCATCTCCAGCAAATCCGTCAAGAGCAATCGTTGTATCTCCTACTGCGTGAACACCATTAACTAAAACTGTACCTGATTCATTACCTCTAGCATCTTCTATTTCAGGTGGGATAATAGTAAAAGTTTCTTTTTGACTTCTTTGTTTCATTATAAAAGCCATTAAATCTCCATAAACGTCTGATCTTTTTGCAGTAATAATTTGAACTGAAAAAGCAAATCTTTGATTATCTATTTGTCTGACTAATCTTTTACCTGATATTGATTTAGATATAATGGTATTTTGAATTGACTTTATTCCTAAAGTTCCAAATTTAGCAGTTGATATAGGGAAAGCACCTGACATTATATAATACTTTTCGCACCTCTCTCATTTACAGCTTGATTAATTAATTGAGTTATTGTTCCTCTGCTTTGAGTTAGTAGTTCATCAAATCCTCTAGCATCTACTGTGTTAATATTAAAATTAACAGTAGTTGAACCACCACCACCACCTCTAGCTGATTGAGTAATTTGTCCTGTTTGATTTGGTACAAACATTTCAGCACCATTTTCTCCAACCATTATCGGTTGTCCTTTTGAAACTGCACCACCACTTGCAAATCCACCAGCAAACATTCTTATTAATGAACTTCCCATATCATTACTACCATTAGAACTAGCAGATTGTTGTGCGTTTTTTTCTGCTGTAATCAATTTTTCAATTCCTAATTTTGTCATCAACTGTCCTATTTGAGTATTTTCCATAGCAATAGAAATAGCTTGTCTTGCTATCTGTTCTATTAAAGCTGATATAATTTTACCTAAAACATTTAATGCCATGTTTCTAAAAGTGTCTGATAATTTTTCTCCCAATACTAATGATCTTGATAATGCTTCTGACATTTTTGTAATACCACTATTAATACCCTCTGCAATAATCATTCTAATATTTTCTTTTTTCTTTTTAATATCTTCTAATACACCATCATTCATTTCTCTAAATTTCTGTATAGCTTTTTCTGTTGCAGTTGGTATTCTGTGTGATAGTTCGTGTTCAAAGTCGTGTACGATTACAAATGCTTCTTCCAATGCATCTACAAAACCCTCATTATTATCTGCACCATCAATTAGATCGTTAAATGATTGCATTTCCTTTTTTGCTTCTTGTGTTGCACCTGTAAATTTTTTAAACATATCAATTATTCTTCCTAATTGACTTATTACTAAAACTGCACTACCTATAATTAAGTTCTTTTTAAGTGATGCGTTAAAACCTAGCATAGCAGTATTTGCTACTCCGATTGCTATTGCTAAACCATGAAAAAACTGAATTACTTTCATAGCAATAAATACTTTGAATAGTTCAATTAATATTTTAAAGTTATCTGCTAAAAACTTAATTGAATCTGCAACAGCTATAATTGCGACAGATAAACCCTCTCCTATGTTTCTACCCATATCTCTTATTGCTCTATCATTTTCTTCTGTAAATCTTTTAAGATTGCCTAATTCTTTTTTAAGTTCAGCAAAAAATCCTGAAGCTATTTCAGTTTGTATTGTAAAAAAAGTATCTTTTAAGTTTGATACAGTTCCTGATAAAGTTTGTGCTAATTTATTTGTTAATTCACCAAACTTACCACCTGTTCCAAATGCTTTTGCTAATCCTTTAATTGATTCATCTACACTTGTTTTAACACCAGCAGAAAAACCAGCCATAGCAGTAACGGCTTTATCTCTAAATAAATCTGCTGAACCTATACCAGCACTAAATGATCTTTGTATTTGTTGTGAAGCTATTGCAAAATCTCCACCTAATTGAACTGCTGTATTACCTGTAATCTTTAATAATTCTTCAAATGATATTCCAAGTGATTCTGCTTTTTCAGCAACAGTTGCTAGAGCAGTTACACCTTGTTGAATATTAGATAGTTCAAATGGTGTTGTCTTTGCAAATTTTGTTACAGTATCTAAAGCTTTTTTTCCTTTTTCAGCACTTCCAAATAATGCTTCTAATTGAACACCAAGTTCTTCAATCTGCATACCAGCATTAACAATACCTCTAATAACTAAACCAGCACCTAAACCTATAAAGGCATTTTTAAGATTAAATACAGAAGCTTTAACTTTTGCAAGACTACCTTGCAATTTACCAAGTGCCTGTGTGGATTTATCTCGTGCTACTATGTCTATATTGAGTCTTTGTGCCATTATGTTTTAAACCTTTTTGCTTCAGCTAGTGATGTTCTTGTTTTATACTGATCTTGCTCTTTTTTCAAGTAAGCTAACCAAAGATTAAAATGGCTTATTGGCATCTCTAAAACTTCTTGAATTGTGATGTGGAGTCTGTCTGCTACAACCATTATCGACCTTGTGTCAGGGTCGCTTTCTACTTTTTTTCGGCTTCCTCGTAATTAGCATCTGCAAGAATACGATTTGCAATAGTAGCAATAATATTAGAATCTGCTTTTTTTCTTAAAGCGATTTTATCAAATGGTTCAAAAGCTTTAATAAGTTCTCCTTTGTCATTCTTGACTTGGAGTTTCATCATTAATAAATCAACAAGAACAGTTAAGTCTTGGAAGTTATTAGACTTCTTAAATATAATGTTTTTTTCTTCTAGTGTTAAAGGTTCTGAATAAAAAACAGATGGATTACCTTGCTCGTCTTTCCATTCAGGAACTTCAATAGTAATAGTTTGCAGAGTTTCAAAATGACTTCTTACTCTATCTATAACTGACATATATTAATATTAAGCAGTTCCTCTTGATAATGTTCCTGTTCCTTGAAAAGTAACTGATCTCATAGTTATTCCATCTAAAGTAACATTAACACTCATGCCTGTAACAATTCCTGAACCTGTAAAAGTTTCATCTCCTGAAGCATTACCCTCTGGTGCTAATATAAAAGCTATAGTAGTTCCAGCAGTTAATGTTTGTTGTGGAGAATCAGTTTCATCATAACTCATTTCTAAAGTTCCTGAAAATGATGTTCTACCAGTTACAAACGATTTTGTTGCATCTGAAAGTTGAGTATCTTCAACAACATCAGCAGTTGTTTCAAGTGTGTAACTTGTTAGTTCACCGATACCAGTTCCACCAGCAGTTACTACTCCTTCTTTTCCGAAATGTGTTGCCATTTTTTATTATCCTTTTTTGGTTTTTCTTGTTTATCTTGTTCTTGCTTATAACCTAAT